CTCAAACGACTAACTCGCCGCTGGTGCGGCTATGACGCACTCGCAGCCGAGCACGCAGCGCTGCAACGCTGGCACGCGCTGCGCGAAGACAGCCGTCCAGTGCCGCCGCTACCAGGCCCGCCACGCCGGCGCACGCCGCACTGCTGGCGCCCCACATCACCCGCACCCCACTGAAAGCCTGCATGAAACTCGTCAACCTCAAGACCACCAGCGATGCCCAGTGCAGCCCATGCCCGCCCGAGGCCTACGGCTATGGGCTGCGCATCTACCTGAGCGACGACCAGTGCGAGGCGCTGGGCATCACGAAGGCGCTGGCGGCCGGCACGCAGGTGACGATCCAAGCCACTGCCATCGTCGTGCGCAGCTCGCAGGCCGTCGAGGCCGATGGTGATGACGCCGGCCCCGACATCACGCTGGATCTGCAGATCACCGACATGGGCCTGCAGCCCGGCCAGGTGCTGCGCAACGCCGCAGCCGTGCTCTACGGCGACGCCTGACCCGTACATAAGCCGCCCCGCGCGGCTGACATTGCGGGGGTGAGCAATGACCACCCCGATCACGCCGAGCACCACGACGCCAGGCCGCCGCGCAGCGAGGCCTCGAAGCTCGCGCGTCAGGTTGAGGCCAACGACATCAAGTGGCTGATGTCCAACCGCCAAGGCCGGCGCATCGTCTGGCGCCTGCTGGCCCAGGCCGGCGTCTACCGCGACTCGTTCACCGGCAACAGCACGACCTTCTACAACGAGGGCCGGCGCAGCGCGGGGTTGTCATTGCTGTCTGATGTCGTGGCGCATGCGCACGACAGCTACATCCTGATGCTGACCGAGGCCAAGGCCAAAACCGAATGACCAAGCGCACCCCCATCCGCAACAAGCTGCACCGCCTGCTGACCGGCTATCTGGCCCGCACCGGCCTAATGCTGTTCTTGGACGAGGCGCCAGCTGGTGAGGCCGCGCCCGCCGCCGCGCCCGCCGCAGACCCAACACCCAATGCCGGCGACACGCCGGTAACACCTCCCGCTGAGGTCGCGGCTGCAGCCGCAACGCCCCCAGCGGACCCGGCGCCTGCCGCCAGCGAGTCGGAGGGCGACGCTGCCGCCGCCAAGGACACGCTGAAGACCCCCGAGGCATACGCCGAGGAGCAGGCCCAAGCACTGACGACGCTGCGCGAAGGCTGGACTGCTGACGCCGCGGTCGATGCCGAGTTCGGGGGCGAGAAGTTCGCCGCCAACCTGGCCATCGCCAAAGGCGCCATGCAAGCGGTCGCCAACGAGAAGCTGCAATTCCTGCTGAACAAGACCGGGCTGGGCGACCACCCCGAAATGATCCGCATGTTTTTGAAGATCGCGCCAGCGTTCACCCCCGACAAGTTCGTGCCTGGCGGCAGCTCGCCCCCCGGCGAGAAGTCGGCCGCCAAAGTTCTCTATCCCACTTCGGCTTAACCCGCCAAGCGAAAGCACACCATCATGCGCAAATTCTTCTCCCCATTGATCGCCTTTGCCACTGCCTTCATGGCGCTGGCCAGCGGCGTTTTTCTCGCACTGTTTGAGCCGCTGCACCTGGCCGCCACCGGCTACATGGCGCGCGCTGGCTTGATGCAGTTCGCCACGCTGTCCACCAACGCGCTGACCCTGGCCGACTGGGCCAAGCGACTTGATCCGAATGGCCAGGTGCCGGTGATTGCCGAGCTGCTGAACCAGACGAACGAGATCCTCGAAGACGCGCTGTTCGTCGAGGGCAACCTGCCGACCGGGCATCGGTTGACGATTCGCACCGGCTTGCCGCAAGTCTTCTACCGCATGATCAATCAGGGCGTGCCGACCAGCAAGTCAGCCACCGCGCAGATCGATGAATCGTGCGGCATCCTCGAAGCCCGCAGCCACGTCGACGTCGAGTTGGCCAAGCTGAACGGCAACACCGGCGAGTTCCGGCTGTCTGAAGACCGCGCCTTCGTCGAGGCGATGAACCAGACGATGGCCGGCGCCATGTTCTACGGCAACACCGCCGTCGACCCGCGCCAGTTCACCGGCCTGCAGACCCGCTTCTCCAGCCTGGGCGCAGGCAACGGCCAGAACATCCTCGACGCTGGCGGCACGGGCAGCAACAACGCCTCGATCTACCTCGTCGTGTGGGGCGACCAGACCTGCTTCTGCCCGTTCCCCAAGGGCACCAAGGCCGGCCTGATGCACCAGGATCTGGGCGAAGAGTCGGTGCCCGACGCGAACGGAAACTTCTTCCAGGCGCTGCGCACGCTGTACCAGTGGAAGAACGGCCTGGCGCTGAAGGACTGGCGCTATGTGGTGCGCATCGCCAACATCAACGTGACCGACCTGATCGCGCAGACCGGCACCCAGGCCGCCACGGTGGCCACGCAGATCATCAACCTGATGAGCCGCGCGATGGACCGCGTGCCCAACCTGGCGATGGGCAAGGCCGCGTTCTACGCCAACCGCACCGTCTACTCGCTGCTGCGCGTCGCTGCGCTGGGCAAAAGCAATGCGGCCCTGTCGATCACCGACGCGCTGACCCAGTTCGGCACGCCGTACAAGCTGACCAGCTTCCTGGGCGTGCCGCTGCGCAAGGTTGACCAGCTGCTCAACACCGAGACCCGCGTGGTCTAACTGCTGACAAGGGCGGGCCGTCTGGCCTGCCCCCAGCTGATCAAACCCTTCTCGAAAGCGCATCATGATCATCGACAATTTCCACGTTCTCTCTGGCGCCGTCTCGGCGGCCGGCGCCCTGACCGGCCAGCTGATCACCGCCAACAGCCAGCTGTCGACGAACACCATCGACCTGGCGCCGCTGAGCATCGGCGGCAACCAGCCATCTGACATCGGCGCCGGTGAGTCGCTGGACCTGAGCATCAGCGTGCTGGTGGCGCCGCTCACTGCCACCACGGTGCAGTTCCAGCTGATCCAGGCCGACGACGCCGCGCTGACCAGCAACGTGCAGGTGATCAACCAGACCGACGCCTTCCCGATTGCGTCGCTGCCCGCCGGCACGCTGGTGCCGCTGCACTGGGACCGCGCCGCGCCCTATGCGTCGAAGCGCTATGTGGGCCTGCGCGTCATTGGCACCGGCTCGACGGTGACGGCGCTGTCGATCTTCGCCACGACCGTGAAGTCGCTGCAGGACGTCAAGAACCTCTATTACAAGTCGGGCTACCTGGTCAGCTGACCGTAGACCACCCCGCCGGCTGACACCGGCGGGCACGCCGCCAACCCCATCAAGCAAGGCACGCCATGAACGAACCTCTCACGCCCAGCGATGCTGGTTTCACCGCCTACCCGACTGCCGTCACGTACACCGTGCTGGAAAAGTCGCTGATCGGCAACCAGCTCTACGAGGCCGGCGAAACCGCTCGCTACGACGGCCTGCCGGCCGAGAACCTGGCGCCGACCTGCGACGAGGGCCGCGCCCGCTACGCCGACTACCTGGCCACGAACAAGGCCCGCATCGCGCGCATGAACTCGATGTACTCCGAGCAGGCCGCTGCCGGCGATCCGGCTGCGTTCCAGAAAGCTGTGGCCGAGGCCATCGCCGCGTCGAACCTCGAACACGACAAGCGCATGGCCGACCTGGCCGATGTGGTCGCGTCAATGGCCGACACGCAGAAGGAACTGCTGGCCCAACTGACCAGCTACAAACTGCCCAAGGCCAAGGCCGCAGCGCCCGCCACCGCCGACGCAGCGGCCGACAGCACCATCGCCTAATCCAGGCGCTGGCGAACCAAAGCCGGGCGCCACGAGCGCCCGGTTTCACATGAGAGGCACCGCACCGTGGCGAGCGAAGTAGACATCTGCAAGCTGGCGCTGAGCCACTTGGGCGACGCCGCCCTGGTGACCAGCATCAGCCCGCCCGACGGCAGCGCGCAGTCCTACCACTGCGCGGTGTTCTACCCGCTGGCCCGCGACGCGCTGCAGGAGATGCACGACTGGGGCTTCGTCATGAAGCGCGTCGCGCTGGCGCAGCTGGCCAACCTGACGACCGAGTGGGCCTACTGCTATGCCCAGCCGGCTGACATGATCAACACCATCGCCATCATGGCGCCAGACGCCGGCGACGACGTGTCAGTCTCATCGGTGCAGATCAGCAGCTGGCAAGAGACGCCGCTGCCGTCGGGCGGCATCGGCGGCTACACCCCGCAGCCGTTCCAGCTTGAAAGCGCGGCCGACGGCACTGACGTGATCTACACGAACCAGGCCAACGCCGTGCTGCGCTACACCGCCCGGGTGAGCGACACGACGAAGTTCAGCCCGCTGTTCACCAAGACTTTGGCCGCGTCGCTGGCGTCGATGCTGGCCGGGCCTATCGTCAAAGGCGAAGCAGGCAACGCCGCTGCGGCGCGCTGGGAGATGATCGCCTTCGGGCGCGACGGCAAGTCGGGGCTGTTCGGCCAGGCCGCCGCCAGCGACGCCAACCAGCGACGCAGCACGGCGCGCGACCGGCAGCAGGTCAGCTGGATCGCCGGCCGATGACGCGCGGCCTGCAGCGGGGGTTCAACGGCGGCGAGCTGACGCCCGAGTTCTACGGGCAGATCGCTGACCCCAAATATCAGACCGGCCTGGCCATGTGCCGAAACTTCCGCGTGCTGCCGCACGGCCCGCTGCAGAACCGTGCCGGCTTCGAGTTCGTGCGCGAGGTCAAGGATTCGACCAAGGCCGTGCGCCTGCTGCCGTTCGAGTACAGCACCACGCAGACGATGGTGCTGGAGCTGGGCGACACCTACACCCGCTTTCACACCAACGGCGCGACGCTGCTGTCGGGCGCGGTGCCCTATGAGGTGGCTACGCCCTACGCCCAGGCCGACCTGTTCGGGCTGCGCTACGTGCAGTCGGCCGACGTGCTGACGCTGGTGCATACCGGCTACCCGCCGGCTGAGCTGCGGCGCGCGGCCGCGCTGTCGTGGTCGCTGGTGAACATCAGCTTCGCCACCACGCTGCCAGCGCCGACCGGCATCACGGCGGTGGCCACTGCAGGGGCGACGCCGGGCACGCCTATCACGCACACCTATGCTGTCACGTCAGTGGCCAGCAACAACACCGACGAGTCGCTGGTCAGCGTGTCGGCCAGCTGCTCGAATAACCTGTTCGACACTGGCGCGCACAACGACATCAGCTGGACGGCGGCCACCGGCGCGCTGCGGTACAACATCTACAAGTTCAGCAACGGCCTGTGGGGTTACATGGGCCAGGCCAGTGGCACGACGTTCCGCGACGACAACATCACGCCCGACATCAGCAAGACGCCGCCCGAAGCGAACAACCCTTTCGCGGCCACTGGCGATTACCCGGGCGCGGTGACCTACTTCGAGCAGCGCCGGGTGTTCGCCGGCACGGCGAACAAGCCGCAGAACCTGTGGCTGACGCGCAGCGGCACCGAGTCGAACATGACCTACTCGATCCCGACGCGTGACGCCGACAGCATCGCCTTCCGGGTGGTGGCGCGTCAGGCCAACACCGTGCGCCACCTGGTGCCGCTGACCAATCTGCTGGCCATGACCAGCTCGGCCGAGTGGCGCATCACCTCGGTGAACACCGACGCGCTGACGCCTTCCAGCATCAGCGTCAAACCGCAGAGCTACATCGGCGTGGGCCAGGCCCAGCCGGTGATCGTCAACAACAACGTGATCTACGCGGCGGCGCGCGGCGGCCACATGCGCGAGATGGCCTACAACTGGCAGGCCGGCGGCTACGTCACCGGCGACCTGAGCCTGCGTGCGCCGCACCTGTTCGACGGGTTCGACATCGTGGACATGGCCTTCTCGAAAGCGCCAGTGCCGACGGTGTGGGCCGTCACGTCGACTGGCCAGCTGCTGGGCCTGACCTACGTTCCCGAGCAGCAGATTGGCGCCTGGCACCGGCACGACACCGATGGGCTGTTCGAGTCCATCGCAGTGGTGGCCGAGGGCGCCGAGGACGTGCTCTACGCCGTGGTGCGCCGCACGATCAACGGGGCGCAAAAGCGCTATGTGGAGCGCATGCGCCCGCGCGCCTTCGCCACGCCGGCCGATGCCTTCTTCGTGGACTGCGGCGCCACCTACAGCGGCGCGATGACCAGCAGCATCACGGGCCTGAGCTGGCTGGAAGGCAAGACCGTGAACGTGCTGGTCGACGGTGCCGAGCACCGCCAGCTGGTGGTCACCGGCGGGGCCATCACGCTGGACCTGCCCGGCGCCAAGGTGCAGGTGGGCCTGCCGATCACGGCCGACATCCAGACGCTGCCGATGGCGGTGGAGATGCAGGCCTACGGGCAGGGCGCCCGCAAGAACGTGAACAAGGTATTCGTGCGGGTGAAGGATTCGGCGCTGTTCTCGGCCGGGCCGAGCGTGGCGGTCGATGCACCCACGCGCACCAATGAACCCTACGGCGCCCCGCCCGCGCTGCAGACCCGCATCGTCGAGGTGGTGACGCTGGCGTCGTGGACGGATGACGCGCAGGTCTACATCCGCCAGTCGCGCCCGCTGCCCTTGACCATCATCTCGCTGACGCTGGACGTGGCCACCGGCGGTTGACCCGTACTTAAGCCGCCGGGCGCGCCACACAGTGCGCGCATGAGCACTGGCAACATGACCCCCGGCGACTATTCCCTCGCCGCGCAAGGCGCGGGCGGGCTGATCTCAGTGATCGGCGCGTTCGCAGGGGCCAGCGCCCAGCGCGCCTCGCTGCGCTATCAGGCCGAGGTGGCGAACATCAACGCCGGCACGGCGGCGCGCGCTGCAGAGGCCGCGCTGATGGTGGGCCAGCACCAGGCGCAGGCCAGCATGATGGCCACGGCCAACCTCAAGAGCACGCAGACGGCGCACCTGGCCGCCAATGGCGTCGACCTGGGCGAGGGCAGCGCCGCGCGCACCCTGGCCAGCACCGACATCATGGGCAAGATCGACGCCAACACCATCGAGGCCAACGCCGTGCGGGCCGCCTGGGGCTACCGCACGCAGCAGACCAACTACGAGAACGACGCGCGCATGCGCCAGGCCAGCGCGGCGGCCATCAGCCCCACGCTGGCGGCCGGCACGTCGCTGCTGACCAGCGCCACCGCCGTCGCGCCCAACTGGTACAGCCTGAACAAGGCCGGCGGGCTGGACGCTTTCGCGCAAGGGGGCCGCTGATGGCCGGCATGCAGGTCTACAGCAACTTCCAGGCGTCGCCCACCGGCGCGCCCGGCCAGCCCTTCCAGGCCAGCGGCGCGCCCAGCGGCGCCGAGCTGGCTGCGCGCCAGATGCAGGACGCCGGTGCGGCGGTGCAGAAGGCTGGCGATGTCGGCTCGCGCATCGCGCTGTCGATGCAAGAGCAGGTCAACCAAGTGCGCGTGAACGACGCGCTGAACAAGGCGCGCCAGGCCGCGCAGGATCTGGCCTATCACCCCGAGACGGGTTACCTGAACCTGAAGGGCGACGCCGCGCTGACCCGGCCCGGCGGTCAGGCGCTGCCCGACGAGTTCGGCGACAAGCTGAAGACGCAGATCAGCGCCATCGCGGGTGGGCTGTCGAATGCCGAGCAGCAGCGCGTGTTCAGCGCGGCGGCCAACGATCTGGGCACGCAGTTCAGGGGGCAGGTCGAGACGCACATGCTGGGCGAGTTCCGCGCCCACGCTGACAGCGTGCAGAACGGCACCATCGACCTGGCCGCCAACGACGCCAAGCTGAACTGGTCGAACCCTGACAAGATCTTCGGCACGTCGGTGAACGGCCAGCGCCAGCCCGGCACCATCGACGCCATCAAGGCCGCCGTGGTGGAGAAGGGCCGCATCAGCGGCTGGTCAGCATCGCAGACCGGCTACGCGATGGAGGTGGCGGTCAGCCACACGCACGCCGGTGTGGTCGAAGCGGCGCTGGCCAACAACAACGCCGCTTATGCGCTGAGTTATCTGGACCGCGCCCGCAAGGCCGGCGAGATGACGGCCGACGACATCCTGAAGCTGCAAGGCCGGGTCAATGAGAACGTGTGGCTGGGCCAGGCGCAGGGCGCCGTGCAGGCCGCCACGGCGGCGGTGCGCCCACTGATCGCACCCACGCCCACCGACCGGCTGCTGGCCATCACGCTGGGCGCCGAGTCGGGCGGGCGCGACACCACGCCCGACGGCAAACCCCTGCTGGGGCCGGTGAACTACACCGGCGAGCGCGCCATGTTCGGCATGCAGGTGATGCCGGCCACCGCCAAGAACCCCGGCCACGGCATCGCACCGGTGGCGGCGCAGACGGCGGCCGAGTTCAACCGCGTGGGCGCCGAGCTGATGCACGCGCTGGTGCAGAAGTATGGCGACCCGGGCAAGGCCTGGGCCGCCTACAACTGGGGCGAGGGCAACCTGGACAAGGCGCTGAAGCAGGTGGACGCCGAGCGCGGCCAGCTGCGCGGCGCCATGCCCGACGACTACTGGATGGGCAAGCTGCCGCCCGAGACGCAGAAGTACGTCACCAAGAACGTGGCGGCGCTGGCGCGCGGCGCCGGTGTGGCGCCAGCGCCCACCGAGCTGGACTTCCTGAACACCGCGCTGGCCCAGCTGCCGCCCGGCGCGCCAGCGCAGGTGATCCAGAAGACCCGCGAGCAGGCTATCCAGCAGTTCGGCGTCATCAGCAAAACGCTCAAGGAGCAGGGCCAGAACTCGCTGGCCCAGGCCCAGCGCTGGCTGGCCGAGAACGACGGCAACATCGGTGCCATGCCCGCGCCGCTGCGCGATGCGGTGATCCAGAACGCACCCGGCGACATGCACAACCTGGCCAGCTACGCCAAGTCGATCTCCAAGGGCGACACGACGACGGACTTGGTGCTTTACAACCGGCTGGCCGCGCACCCCGACGAGATGGCGGGCATGACCGATCCGCAGTTCGAGATGCTGAAGGCGCACCTGGCGCCGGCCGACTTCAAGCATTTTGCGAACGAGCGATCGAACTACCTGAACGGAAAGACCGACGAGTCGGCCGGCGCCATCAACACCACCGCGCTGAAGGCGTCGCTGAACCCGCGCCTGGCCGCGCTCGGCATCAACGCCGCGCCCAACCCCAAGGACATCGCCGCGCAGCAGCGCGTGGGCGGCATCCGGCTGTTCGTGCGCGACTCGCTGTTTGCAGCGCAGCAGCAGGCCGGAAAGAAGTTCACCGCCGACGAGGTGGAGCAGCACATCGACGGGCTGTTCATGCGCAGCGTCGAGTTCAAAAACAGCCTGTGGGGCAGCACCAGCACCGAGAACCTGATGGGCATGCAGCCCAAGGATCTGCCGGCCGGCGCCTACGAGGGCATCAAGAAGGCGCTGGTGGACAGCGGCCGCAAGGCGCCCACCGACAACGACATCATGAACCTGTACCGGAAACTGCATGCCTCAAAGTGACGTCGACCAGTGGGCCGCCGCTGGCGCCGCATCCCTGCAGCAAACCCAGGCCGAGCAACTGCGCGCCAGCGTGGGCCAGGCGCTGCCGGTCAACCCCGACAAGGAGGCCGAGCTGCGGCGCTATGCCAGCGTGGCCGCGGTGCCCATCGAGACGGCGCGGGCCATGCCCGACCAGACGCGGGTGCAGGCGCAGATGTCGCAGTTCGACCCGACGGCGCTGCAGCAGAAGTTCCCGGCCACCGCGCGCTGGCTGGCCACGCCGGCCAACGCTGCCATCGCGCACGACGATGTGCCGGCCACCACGGCGGTGGAGCAGGCGGTCAAGGCGCTGGCGCCCGCGCCCAGCAAGCCAATCACGCTGGGCGACATGGCCGACTATGTGGTCGGCAACACCCCCAGCAACGGCCTGATCGGTGATGTGGGCGCCGGCTTCGGCGCGATGTTCAAGGGGCTGGGCGGTTCGTTCAACGCGGCCGGCGCCGCGGTCAACATCGTGGCCGGTGCCGCGCCGACGGTCTATGACAAGCTGGCCGGCGGCACCAGCGCCAGCGATTGGTGGTTTCGCAACGCCGTCGACCCACTGGTGCGCCAGCAGCAGCAGGCGTTCGACCTGGCGCCCGATGCGCCGTTCGCCATGAAGGCGGTGCACACCGCTGGCTCGCTGCTGGGCACGATGTCGCAGATCGTGTTGTCAGGCGCGGGCGGCGAGGTGCCGCCGGCGCTGACGACCATCGGCGGTGCGGTCAAGGCCGCCGTGGAGCACGGCGTCAAGGCGATGGCCTTCCCGGCGCTGGCCGACAGCGTGAACATGGGGCGCAAGGTGTTTGACGCCACCGGCGGCGACGCCGCGGCGGCGCTGAACGCAGCCGGTGCGCAGTGGTTCTCCACCAGCGCGGCCGGCGTGATGCCGCTGTCAGCGCCTGGCGGCCTGGCCACCCGGCTGGCCGGCGGTGCGCTGGCCGGCGGTGCCACGGGCGAGGTGACGCGCCAGGGCATGAACCTGGCCATGCCCGAGAAGATGCAGACGCCGTTCGAGTGGGAGAGCGTGTTCCTGTCGATGCTGTCGGGGTCGATCCTGGCCGGCGCGATGGGGCCGCACGGCGAAGGCCGCAGCCTGCTGCCGGCCATCCGCGAGACGTACACCGAGGCCTACCAGAAAGCGCAGGCCGAAGGGCAGACCCAGCGCCTGATGGAAGTGGCCAAGGCCGCCACCGCCAGCAAGCTGCGCGAGCGCGACCCCGAAGCGTTCCGGCAGTTCGTCAAGGACGCGGCCGAGGACGGCAACTTGCCCGGCGTGTTCATCGAGGCGCACCAGCTGGCGCAGGTGCTGCAAGATGCCGGCATCCCAGGCAACGAGCTGCGCCAGAAGATGCCCGAGGTGGCGCGTCAGCTGGACGCGGCGCTGGGCGAGAACACACCCAAGAACGGGCTGGTCAGCATCCCCATCGAGGACTTCGCTACGCACATCGCAGGCGGGCCGGTGCAGGACGCGCTGATGCAGCACCTGCGCGTCACGCCCGAAGGCAGCACGCTGGGCGAATCGAAGGCGTTCGTGCAGTCGCAGGCCGAGGATTTTCAGGCCAGGGCCGACAAGCTGAGCGAAACGAACGCGGCCGACGAAGCCTACAAGGCCAGCCTGCACAAAGTCAGCGCCGACTTGCAGACCCGGCTGGAAGCCATCGGCATGCGGCAAGAGCAGGCCGCCGCGAACCTGGCGCCGCTGCTGGCGTTCTACCAGGTGCACGCCGACCAGATGGGCCTGCACCCGCATGAGTTTGCGGAGATGTACCCGGTGCAGTTCAGTCGGCAGGCAGGGGAGGGTTACGGGCAGGCGGCCGCTGTGCGGGCGGAGCCGACGGGCGTCATGTCACCGATCACACGGAAGCCGGTGTTTGACCTGTTCAGCGCCGACGGGCAAAAAGTCGCCACGATGCATTCAGCCGACACAGCGGCGTCGGCAGTTCAGATCCACAACAAGGCGGCCGAGATGCCTGCCGCCCCGCCGCCGCCAGTGCGGGTTGAAGCGCCACCCAAGGATCGGGGCGGCAGCACCACCAACTGGCGAATCGTGAAGGGGCAACAATTCACCAGCCTGGACGAAGGCGACGGCTACCTCTACCACGTCACCAGCGCGCCAGCTGCGCGCGAAATCATCAAGACGGGGCTCGTCCCCGGCAATGGCGAAATGTTCGGCGGCGGCTATGCCGGTCACTCGGCCGGCCGGGTGTTCCTGACCGACCGCGCCGGGGTCAGCTTTTGGAAGGAACGGGTCGAACAGCAACTGCAGCACGGCAGCGACAAGCCCCCTGCGGTGTCGGTCGTGCGCATCCCCAAGTCGTCGGTGACCGCAGAACTGCATGCCGATAGCGCGGGCACAACGGACGCGCGCGCGCCGGCTTTCTACGTCGAGGGCGCAACGCTTCGGCAGGACGCCAGCGCCGCGCCGGCGCGCGGCACCTTCAGCCCCAGCACCAAGACCATCAGCCTGCTGAAGGGCGCCGACCTGTCGACGTTCCAGCATGAGCTGGGCCATTACTTCCTGGACGTGACCGCGCACCTGGCGGCCATGCGCGACGCCCCCCCGTCGGTGGTCAAGGACGTGCAGACCCTGCTGAAGTGGTTTGGCGTCGAAGACCTGAACACCTGGCACCGCATGGGCCTGGACGAGCAGCGCGCCAGCCACGAGCAGTTCGCCACCGGCTGGGAAACATACCTGATGAAAGGCCAGGCGCCCACGCTGGAACTGCGCACGGTGTTCCAGCGCTTTCGCAGCTGGATGCTGACCGTCTACCGGGGGCTGAAGGGCGCGCCCGGCGAGTTCACGCCAGAGGTGGCCGGCGTGTTCGACCGCATGATCGCCAGCGAGGCGGCCATCCATGAGGCCGAGCTGGCGCGCAAGTACATGCCGCTGTTCGACTCGCCCGAGAAGGCCGGCATGTCGGCCGAGGAGTGGAGCGCCTACCAGGCGCAAGGCAAAGACGCCACCGAGCAGGCCATCGAGCAGCTGATCGGCAAGACCATGAAGGACATGGCCTGGACTGACCGGCTGCGCACTGCGTCGCTGAAGTCGGTGCAGAAAGACGCGGCCGAGAAGCGCAAGGTGATCGTGCGCGAAGTGCGCGCCGAGGTCATGAGCCAGCCTGTCTATCGGGCTTGGGCGTTCTTGACGGGGCGCGACAGCGCAGCCCTGCCCGACGAGGTGAACGCCGAGCACAAGCAGGCGGTGCGGGATTGGTCTGAAAAGCGCGGCGAGTTCGAGGCCACGACCAAGGCCGACACCCGGCTGAAAGCCTGGGAAGCCAGCGGCGTGGCAGTGCCCGAGGGCAAGAACCCCGGGCTGGTCAAAGGCCAGTGGCTGGCCAAGAACCGCGCACGCATCGACCTGGACGTGCAGCGCGCCATGCTGGATTACGACGCCGAGCACCCCAAGCCCAAAGCGCCAGAGAAGGCCGACGGCCAAAGCAAGGACGCCACCACCGGTGCGGGCAAGCTGAACCTGGCCGCGCTGAAAGAGGCCCACCCCGAGCAGGTCAAGGCGCTGCAGGACCGCAAGATGGCCAGCGGCAAGGGGATGGAGCCGGGCGTGGTGGCCGATATGTTCGGCTTCGCCAACGCTGACGAGCTGGTGCGCGCGCTGGCCGACGCCGATCACCCGCGCGAGGTGGTGCAGGGCATGACCGACCAGCGCATGCTGGAGCGCCACGGCGAGCTTGTCGACGACGCGGCGATGAGGGCCACCGCCGATGCGTTGGTGCAAAACGAGGTGCGCGCCAAGTTCGTGGCCACCGAGCTGCGGGCGCTGAAGAAGGCCACCGGCAAGCCCAAGGACATGGTGGCGGCGGCCAAGGAAGTGGCGGCCAACACCATCGGCACGAAGCGCATCCGCGACATCAACGCCCACCAGTTCGACGTGGCCGAAACGCGCAGCGCTGGCCAGGCCGAGAAGGCGATGACCAAGGGCGACACCGAAGGCGCCGCAGCGGCCAAGCGCGACCAGCTGCTGAACATCGAGCTGGGCCGGGCTGCGCGCGATGCCAAGGACTTCGTGGCCAAGGCGCTGACCTACCTGGCCAAGTTCGACAAGGCCAGCACCCGCGAGGCCATCGACCTGGAATACCGCGACCAGATCGACGCGCTGCTGGCGCGGGCCGACCTGCGCAAGAGCGTGAGCGGCACGGCGCTGGACAAGCGCGAGGCGCTGCTGTCGTTCGTGGAGCGCATGGCCGGGCAGGGCTACCAGCCCGCCATCCCCGAGCACCTGCTGGACGAGGCGCAGCAGTGGCACTACAAGGACATGCCGCTGGAAGCATTCAAGGGTCTGGTGGAAGCGGTCAAGAGCATCGAGCACCTGGGCAAGCTGAAGACCACGCTGCGCGACCTGCAAGAGACGCGGGCCATCAACGACCTGGCCGACGAGGTGAAGGCGTCAGCGGCCAAGCTGCCGCAGCGCGGCGCTGAATCGAACCGGGGGCTGACGCGCATGCAGTCGGCCTGGCTGAGCGTCAAGGCCGCCGGGCGCAGCGCCCAGGCCAGCATGCTGAAGATGGAGCAGATGTTCGACTGGCTGGACGCACGCAACTCAAACGGCGCGCTGAACCGCGTGGTGTTCCGGCGCCTGGCCGATGCCGGCACGATGGAGAACAACCTGCTGGCCCGGGTCAAGGCCGACATCGACGGGCTGATCGAGACGCACCTGGCCGATGTCACCAAGGACAAGAAGATCTACACCGCCACCGGCCTGATCGACAAGGCCACCGGCAAGGTGCAACGGTTCACGACCAAGGAAATGCTGATGCTGGCCGGCAACATGGGTAACGAGTCCAACGCCGCCAAGATGGCCAAGGGCGAGGGCTGGGACCAGGCCGCCGTGTGGGCCTTCCTGAACGCCAACATGACCAAGGCGCACTGGGACTACGTGGCCGGCATGGGCCGGGTGCTGGAGAGCTTGTGGCCTGAGAAGCTGGCGATGGACCGGCGGCTGGGCAACACCAGCCCCGAGAAGATCGAGCCGCGCCCGTTCGACACGCCGCACGGCCGCTACAGCGGCTGGTACTGGCCGCTGATGTACGACCCGGCGCGCAGCCAGGACGTGGCCGAGCGTGGTGCGCGCCAGGGCGATGCGCTGTTCGAGAACATCTACAGCCGGGCCAACACCGACACCGGCCGCATGAACACCCGCAACGAGCACTACGCCCGGCCGCTGCTGCTGGATCTGGACGCGCTGCCGCGCATGCTGAAGGATGAGATCCACGACATCAGCCACCGCGAGGCGGTGATCGACGCCGACCGATTCCTGGCCCACCCCACCGTGCGCACGGCCATCATCGATGCGCTGAGCCAGGAGCACTATGACCAGCTGCGCCCGTGGCTGCAGTCAATCGCCAACGACGGCAAGCTGAGCAGCGACGGCGGGCGGGGCATGGAGTTCTTCAACGCCGTGGCCCGTGAGGCGCGCACGCGCGCCACCATCGTCGGCCTGGGCTTCCGGCTGACCACGGCGATGGTGCACGGCATGTCGGCCGGTGCCGAGTCGGTCAGCGAGCTGGGCGCCAAGTGGATGGGGTCGGGCCTGAAGGACTTTGCCAACCCCGGCCAGTGGACGGCCAACCGCGACTTCATCTTCGAGCGCAGCGGCGAGATGCGCAACCGCATGAACGAGGTGGACCGCGACGTGCGCGAGCACCTGCGCGAGATCGACCTGCACCTGATGGACCCGGCCAGCAGCGCGATGTCGCGCGGCGCTGACCTGATGAAGGCACACGCCTACAGCATGATCGCGGGCCTGGACATGGCCAGCGCGCTGCCGACATGGATGGGCGCCTACAAGAAAGCGATGACGCCCATCGACCGAGGCGGCCTGGGCCTGGGCGAGAAGGATGCCGTCTACTTTGCCGACAAGACCGTGCGCAATGCCCACGGCGGCACCGGCATCAAGGACATGGCCCGGGTGCAGCGGGGGAGCGAGTTCCAGAAGCTGTTCACGATGTTCTACACCTTCTGGAACCACAACGTCAACCGCATCATCGACACCAGCAAGCTGGTTACCAGCCCGGAGCACCGGGCCGCGATGAAAGAGGCGAACCACTGGAGCACCACGCAGCTGGCCAGCACAGTGATCATGCGCACGCTGGTCTACACG